TAATTTATGGTCCGCATCATCGGCAGTTTTTCGCGCAAAATCCGGCGCGTGTCGTATGCTCCGATGGCTTTCATCGCGGCGCAAAGGTCGCGGAAGCTTACGCCGCATGGCAGCGTATCCAGCTCTTTCCACGTTCTCAGACAGTCAACTCCCAGACCGTACTCTCTCCAAGTTCGCAATTCTTGCTTTGTCATACCTAGCATTTGGGCAGGGCGTTTTTCTTTCCAGCCCACCCACTCCAGCTTTGGAGCCGCTGTTTGCGGGGCAAGTCCGGTATAGTAGCGATGTGTCATTTCACCGTTGATTCCATCGCCCACCAACTTTCCCAGCCCTGCGGTTACCAGGTTCTCAACATTGGGGTGCTTAAAATACAGCCGCAGGTATGCCACCGGGTAAAACGTTTTTGCTGCGTTTGATTGCTCCATGTACTCCCACAGCTTGGCATTCTCTGCGCCGGTGCCGCCCAAATCTGGCAGGTTTGCGGCGTACATTTTCGGGCAGCCAATATCATCTACCAGTTTTGCGCGCTGTACCCACGTGCCCAGGTTCCGCCAACTGCCAGCCATAGCGTTGTACTGGTAGTGCGCCAGCTTGATGATCCGCCGGCCATCAACCACAAAGGCGTTAATAGCGTTCCGCTCGGTGTGGCGGTAACCTTCGTACATGTGGCGCTCAATGCACCACTGCGTTAATACTAGGCAGTTTTCCGCAACGGTGGGCACCACGATAAAGTCTTGGGCTGCCCGCCCGTACCGCAGCTCCTGCACGTTGCGCAGCTGCGTTTGAGCACCGCACAGGGGGCATACCATGGTTTCGTCGTTTCGCTTTTTGTCAATGGAGTCTTGCTCAACGTTCACGACCTGCACGCCGCTGGTGTTCTGGTATGTCAGGTTTGGGCTGCAGGGCGCGCCATAGGCCGGGACGTATTCCGCCAGATACCAGCTTTCGCACTCGCTGCACCACAGGGCGGCAGGGCGTATGGCGGCACTGGGGCGCAGATCAGCCCGGAAATCTTCGCAATCCAGGCGGGATTCGGCATCATCCCGTGATATGCACCGGTAACTTGTTACAGCAAACGGCTTTCTACCCAGGGCATCCAGATAGCGTTCAATGTCGTCCGGCGGTGCGGTTGGTATCATGGCCACATATTCTTCCAGTGTTCTCATGGCGCTGCCCTCTTACATGAAGTCCATGATGTTCAGGCGCTGGCGCTTGGGGCGTTCTGCCTGGGCGGGTGCGGTACTCTGGTCGCCAGCAGCGGCTTGCCCGCTCTCCGGCAGGCCAAAATGCACGCGCAGGATACCCGGCACGGCCGGGCCGGGGCAGCAGGCAGAACCGCCGCTTTTGTGCTTGTTGGCATAGTCGTGGATCGCTTTCTCGCAGGTTTTCAGATCATGCGTGCCGGCTTCAAGATCTGCCACAATCACTTTGGCCTCCTCTTCGTTCATGCTCTGGATCGTGGCCTTCAAATCCTCGGCCACGCACCACAGCAGGCTGCCGCTTTTCTCTTTTTGCTGCATGGCCGCAGCCATTTCCAGCGCTTTTTGTTTGTTTTCCATTTGCGTTTACTCCCTATTGTTTTATTTTATCCCGCCGGGGCGGGGGATAACGTTGTATTACCTGCGCTTCCGGCGCAGCTTGATGTATAGCCGCCATTCGGCCCGCTCCTCGTTATAGCTGGGCACAGCCCCCAAAAACCTGTAGCCGGGGTAGCGCCGCTCCCAATAATCCGCATCGTCCACGCGCAGGGTGCAGGCATCGGCCAGCTTACGCGGGGTCCAGTGGGTATCGTTGGGGCGGGGATAGGTGGGCCGCTCTAAGCCGCGGCTTGCATGCCAGCTTTTGCGGCGGCGGGGGTATTTCAGCATGTACTTTGCCAGTCCTTCCAGGCTGTCGTGTTCCGGCTGCAGGCGGTCGGCGTTGACGGTGCCCAGCGGTTCCCGGCTGCGGCCGGTGCACCACAGATCTTCCAGCGCATCACGCAGGGCGGCGCGGTGGGCGGCGGTCAGGCCGTCAACCTGCAGCACCATGTGGTGGTGGTATCGCACCTCTTTCAGGCCGTTGGCGGGGTCGGCTTCCTGATTCTCCGTCACGCACACCCACTTGATGGGTGTTGCATCCTGCCAGTTTTTCCGGGCCAGCCAGCGGCGCACCCGTTTCAGGTAGTTGTACACGTCCTTCCAGGCTGCTTCGTCATCGTCCGGCAGCCACATGTCTTCATAGGTCAGGGTCAGCGCAAAACCGCGCTGGTCAAAGTTGGTGTTCAGCAGCTGCACCAGCAGCCGCGCCGACCGTTCCCGGTTACGCTTTTGCTGGGCAAGGCTGCTGGCAAATTGCTTTTTTCCGCGGGGGCCTGCCCGGTGTTCCCGCTCCGTGATCCAGCAAAAATCTACCTCGGCATAACTATCGCCGCAGATTGTTTTCTGCTCACGGATGTATTGCTTTCTGGTAGTTTTCATGCTGTTCACTTCTTTTCTTTTTGTGGGGGAGAATGGACCTTGAAATAACCCCTATACAAGCCGCCCACACGGCCCCCCTCGGACCGTTTGGCGGCAGCCTTTTACGGCAGCTCAGCCACGCGCTATTATAATAAGTAAGCTGTGCCCGGTTTTGCGAAAGCCGCCGCCCTGGTTTAAGGGCTGCGGCTTTGGTTCACGCTTGGGTTTCTTTTGCAGGGCCGCCCATCAGGCGGTCGTGAATGATTGCAGTTTTTGTTTCAATAATGCGTCGCTGGACCGCGGCTAAAAGGCCGCCAACCACCGATACGCCGCATTCAGGTCCCGCTTTTTCCATCTCAGCCAGCAGGGCTACCAGCACGTCTTTGTTGCTTGGCTGCGCCTTTTGCTTCTTGTGCATTATTTCTCGCCGTCCCAGGAATACCATCTCGGCCCCACGCGGCTGCGGCAGCCCCATCGTTCCCATAATCAGCTTGATGCACTTTTTCCTTGTCATTGATTCCATCCTTTCTGTTTTACTGTTGGCCGCCAACCCGCCGGGGTGCAAGTGTCTTTTTTTAGGCGGTGGCGGTTTGCGGCATGCTGTCCATATAGGCAAACTGCTTTTCATAGGCCCGGCGCTTGGCATCCTGGGCGCAATCTGCTTTGTAGCGCTCGCAGTTGGCGTGGCAGCCAATGCGGCGCTGTTGGCAGTTTTTACAGCTTCGTTCCATCTATTCAACCCCCTGTTCTTTGGCGGCGCATCCCGGTGTTGATCCGGGCGGCATGGGCTGCTTGGGCCATGCCGGTGCCGCACACGCGCCATAAAACCCGCCTGCCCAGGCGCACCTGCGGCGCTTGGCAATCCGTACGCAGGGGCCGGGGACCCGGTGGAAATCCGGGGATAACAGGCGGCCGCCGGGCACAGGCCGGGAGTAGTGGCCGGTGCCGGGCGTTGTGCATTACCTGCACAGTGGTGTTGCCGTACTTGCCCACGCAGCAACTGTGGGAGGATTCAGGGGCCGCCGCGGCCTCGTGCAGCTTTGGCGGCATATCTGCCCCGCCGGGGCGGGGTTATTGTATCTTGTAGTGCTCGGCCAGCTTTTTCAGTGCAGCCGGGTGCAGTAGGGACAGTTCAAATCGGGTGCGGCAGGCATCGCCGGGCGGGCTTACCTCGCCCAGCTTGGCAAGATACTGGTTGTACAGCCAGCCCATAACAGGGTGGGCAATGTTCATCATGTACCAGGGCGGGCGCTTGGGGTTCTGCTCTGCGGCCTTGCGGCGCTCCTCAATGATCAGCGGGGCCAGCCGGTCAATCAGGGCCGCACGTTCCTCTGCCGTCATTTCTGGCCGCCTTTGCCGGGGCGGAACACAACATCATCGTGCAGCCGTTCCGCGTCCCGCATGGCATTGCGGTATCCTACATCCCGGCCACTGGTCCAGGTAGCCAGCAGCCCCAGGGCCACAACCCCGGCAGTAATAAGATAGTAAATCATTATTTCAGCACTTCCTTCACATCGTCCAGCAGATCGGCTGGTATCATTCCGGCCCGCATCATGTAGTGCAGGCTTTCCCGGTAGGCGTGCAGGCTGCCTGCCAGCTCTGCCGCCTGGCAGATCAGCATCCCGCGCGTGCCGGGGTTGTGTACTCCGTTGGTACTGCGCAGTATAATGCAGTAGGTTTTGCGGGCGGCAGCTGTGCCTTCGATCAGCCAGGCCACGGCCTCCCGCGGTGTCATTGGTGCGTCCATGGCTTTTTCACCTTCCCTGTGTTCGGCATCTGCGCGGACAAAAACGCCGCCGCGCAGCGCTCGCAGTATGCTTCGTTGTTGACCGCCGGGCTTTTGCACTCAAATGCAAGGCCCAGCTGCGGCGCAAGGTATTCCGGGCAGGCCCAGTGCAGGTAGCTGGTGGCGGCCATTCTGGCGGTGCAGTGGCGCAGGCCCCGAAGGGTGTTGTCCACGCAGCCCACCTTGATGATCCGTTCCTCTTCCTCCAGTTCTTGCAGCCATTCCAGCACAGTCATGGCTGCACCGCCGTGTTCTGATTCTGCGGGGTAACAATCTCCGTTTGGCTCATTCCCTGGGCTTCGTACCGCCAGCGGGCAGCCTCGTTCGCTTGGTGGGTGCCAAAGGCAACGGCCAGTGCCAGCACAATGGCCATGACCGCAGTAGTCCATCGCCAAAGGCTTGCGGTTTCCTGCGCTTCTTTTGCTGCCAGCTTGGCTTCTTCGGCGCGGCAGCGGGCCATCCAGGCATCGTCTTCGGCGTTCTGCTTTTCCCAATCCTTGCGGGCGGCGGCTCGCTCTGCCGTGTTGGCGCGGTATTCGGCGCGGATCACGCGCTGGGTCAGGTTCACCCAGCGCTCTGCGTTGCTGGGGTTGCCGTCATTGATGGACCGCAGCACGGCGGTCATGTCCTTCAATTCTCTGGCTTCCATCGTTCATGCCTCGCTTTTCTTATTGGTTTCCCGTGCCAGTGCTGCTGCAAACAGCTCCGCCAGCACGGGGGCAATGCAATGTATTGCTTCATCGGTCAGGCGTGCGCCCGGCAGCACCGGGGTACCGTCCGGCAAAAAGCCCTCTGCAATTACAAATTCTTCATTTTCCATCTTGGTTCTCCCATCTGGGCGGGTAGCTTAATACCGCGTCCATCATGCAGCCGCAGGCCACGGCGGCTTCCAGCGCGTTTGCCCAGTCCTGCCGCCGCCGGCCGCGCTTTGCCGCGGCGTACAGCAGCTCTTCCACCAGGTTCTGGGCGGTCGATCCGCGCACGGCCAGCGGGTGGCGGCGCATAATCAGCTTGCCCAACGGCTGGCGGATGTGCAGGTCAGACGTTCTTGTGCCCACTTCCTGCGCCGCGTCCAGCCGCATTGCCGCCAGCCGCCACATATCAGACCGCACAAGGCGTGCGGCTTCATACGCCACGGCGTACAGGGCAGCTTCCAGCGCATAGGCGTCGGCGGCTTTCTGGGCCGCCGGGGTGCTGGCGGTCGAGACGTCAATGATCCGGCAGGCGCGCGCCAGCTTGTGAGTGCTCTCCATAATGCCGGCGCTGGTTACGTCCTGCAGTTTTTTGGTCGCCATCAATCGCAGGGCATCCGTGCCCATGTTGGCAACAGCATCCCCGCTTGCACACAGGGCAGCGGCCCAGGCGCGTTCTAACGGCGTCATGCCGCGCCGCGGGGAAATATTTGGTTTGGCATTTTCCATTCAGGGGTCCTTTCTGCCGGGGTGGGGGTGTTCAAGCCCCAACCACCAGCGCCAGCAGCGCGTGGTGGATCGCCCACAGGCAAAGGTACCACGCCGCGCCGCAAAGGCAATAAAATAAAAACTTTTCCATCGGTTACTCCAGGTAATGTACTTTAAGCGCAGCCCACCCGCCCAGCAGGCAGCAGGCCAGCCCGGCCAGGGCAGACGCTCCTCCGCCCTGGGCCAGGGCAGTTACGGCACACAACACGCCCAACCCGCAGGCCGTTAGCGTGAAATTGGCGAAAGCCTTGCAAATGGGGCTGATGTGGGGTAGAATACAGGTGATGAGTTTTTTCGTCTGGCCGTTCCGGTGTTGCAGCACCGGGGCGGCTGTTTTTGTTTGGGGCATGAGTTTATTCCTCCTTTTCGTCAAGGTCGTAGATTGTGCTGCCGCCGGACTTGCTGCGGATGTACCCGGTTGTGATGTGCCTGTTGTTCGGGTCACCAAGGACAGTTTCATTCTTCACGTCCTTGAATGTGACATCCGGCGAAATCTTGATGCCGGGACCGTTTTTGAGCTCAAAACCTTCGGTGGTCTGGGTTACGGTTGTGCTGCCCATGCGGGTTGTGGTTTTTTCGGTGTTCATGGGGGATACCTCCTTTTAGCGATGCTGCATAAGCCAGCGTTCGATTTTTTCGCAGATGTGACAGATGTTGTCAAGAAAATTGACTTTCTGCTCAGTAATAAGTATCTTGAGAACAAGAATTAAGAGTTCCATTGTTCTGTGGTAAATTCTTTTGCTCCCGCCCTATCTCATGCACAGGGACATTCCTTCTTTCGTGACGGATACGAATTGATCTACTGGCCCTACTGGACCGGTAGTCCAAAAACAACGACTTATACCCTGCAAAAGACTGAGCACTGATAGACAGGTGATGCCCCTGTGCATGAGACAGGGCATGAGGTTGAGAAAACGGTTTACAAGGGTTCAGCAAATCTGGCGGGCCAGAACGGTTGCGGGGATTCGCTTGCCGCGTCCGCTTGTAATCCAGCCCGATAGGGTAGTGATGCAGCGCACCGATGCGTAGGTGTCATCGCCGTACACAATCCGCGCGGCTTCTTTCACAGTAACAAGCTCACCGGAAGCCTGGCTGCGGATGCGTTCAAGCGCATCGCGGTAGCCGTCTTTTTCTCTTGCCATGGATATCCTCCTTTGAAAATGTTCATTCTCTGCTCCATTCCGGCTCAAAGTCCGGACTATGGGACAGGGGTTGTGGTAGAATGGGTTTATGGGTTGGGGGATATAAGTCTCTTGAAAGCTTCGTTGAACTCGGCTTCGGCCTTTTTGGGCGAATAGTGCCCATTCAATACCTGGGAAACATACTTGGGGTTCTTTCCCATTTCGGCCGCCAACTGCTTTGCGGTAACGCCCGCGTTGTGCATTCGTCCAACAAGTTCGCCCGTCCATTGTGCAGGCATACAAATCTAACCTCTCTTTCTACTAAAACTTGACTTTGGTTAGATTTTGCGATAAGATAAAAGCGCCAACAAATATCAGCGCAAAAATCTTTCCAAAGCCAACAGACTGTGGGGCTTTCTATGCCTTACTAGATTCAATCTGTGTCACTATAATATCTGAATTTAGTTAGAAAGTCAAGCGTTAAATCTGAATTTGGTTAGTTTTGAGCGCTCTGTACAAAAAGGAGCGTCGGAAATTGTGTTTTATGACATGTATGCTGCTCTTTGCAAAAGCAAAGGCATAAGTCTTAGCCGTGCGGCAGACGAAATTGGGCTGAGCAATTCAACTGTGACCAAGTGGAAAAAGACCGGGGCTACACCTTCGGGCGATACCCTTACCAAAGTAGCAGCGTATTTCGGGGTATCTGTGGACGATTTGATCAGTGATGCCCAGACAGAGGTTGGTATGCAGGACCAGCTGATTGCCTTTTATGGCAAGGTAAAAGACCATTTGACGGAAGATGACATTGACGACATTATGGCGTCCATGCGCGTGAAGGCAGAACGGAACAAACGAAAAGGAACCGGAGGTTAAACAGGATGAACACGTCTGTCGGTGCAATGTATAATGACCTGCAGGGGCTTGGCGTGGATGTGGCCGAATTGAAGCTCAAAGCCAACACAGCTATTGCTTTTATGGATAATTTTCTGGTCATTGACCGTTCGCGCTGTAAGACGACTGCTAAAGAGCGAACCGTGCTAGCTCATGAGGCGGGGCACTATCTGAGTGGGGCGTTCTACTTGGCGTACAGTCCATACGAGATCAAAGAACAGGCTGAAAACAGGGCGTTTGCGGCTTCGGTTGAAAAGTACCTGCCGGTGTCTGAGCTGCGCCAGGCTATGGCCCGTGGATTCACTGAGCCATGGCAGCTGGCGGAGTATTTCAGCTTTGACGAAGATTATATAAAAAAGGCCCTGCACTATTGGACAGAGTGCAGGGGAGTAGACTTTAATCAAACAATATAAAAAGGAGCCGTTTTTATGAATGCTTTAACGGGATGCCTGGGATTTTTCCTCATTCTTATACTGCTGGTTTATGCTTGGCCGTTATTGCTGATTCTGGCCTTGATTGTGCTTGTGTATCAAATCTACGCGGTGATCTATTTTAAGGGTGAAAAATTCGGAGCCATAAAAGAGACGATACAAAATCATATCCGAGACTGCAACGATCTGAACGACCATATTGAGGAACTGAAGAACACAGCCCTTGTGGTAAAACGTATCGACTACGGCGAGGCGGCCTATCACGACAACAGTCGCTGGAATGTCAAACGTGATGCACTGAAAAAGCGGGTCTATGCACCCTATATTTACGAGTGTTCCCGCACCGTTTGCGATAACGCACGGAAAGAACCTTTCAAGTACATCTGCAAATATTTCGGTATCAAGGCTGACGAGGAAACCCTTGGAAAATTTGAAACAGCTTTGAATGATTTCTCCGCAGCAGAAGATGGCAAGGTTGCCTTAAAAGCAGAGCGGGCGGCAATTCTGGAGAGCATTTCTGCAGATATTCCTTGGGCCATCAAAAAGTTCAGCCAGAAGAAGCTGGAAAAGAATCTCGGATTTGAGGAAGTAGACTTCAGCACCCTGTACTTTCCGAAATATGAGTTTAAGTATACCAGCGCGGGCGGAAATACGGGTACGACCTACGACATCGTTATGGATATTGACAATCTGAACCGCTTTGTTGTCTATTTGTCCGAGAAGATCAAGTTCAGCAAGAGCGTGGCCGGTCAGCGGGCGCTTATGACCAGCAAGCTGCGCCAACATATCAAGGAACGCGATCACTATACTTGCAGACACTGCGGCGTATCTACTGCGGACGAGCCGCACCTGCTGCTGGAAATCGACCACATTGTGCCGGTATCCAAGGGGGGCTTGACGACCGAGGACAATCTGCAGACGCTTTGTTGGCGATGCAACCGGAGTAAGAGTAATAAAACGGTATAAATAAAAAAACGCCCCCGGTGTTGGCGCACCGAGAGCGTTTCCATAGATCAGCTTGCCCACAAAAGTGGATACAATCGACCCGACAATCGTATTGTACCACCTCCGGGCAGGCTTTACAAGCTATACCTATAGTGTCGGGGGAGGTTTTTGATTTGGGACAGGTAAAAAAGCGGGCAGACGGATATATTGAAAAGAAGCGAAAAATAAACGGAAAAGTTGTACATTTTTACGGCAAGACCGCCCGCGAAGTACAGCGGAAGATTGACGAAGCCCTAGAAAATGCGGCAAAGGCAAAGGAAGAGAGCGAAGTTTTTGACGTTGTTGCAGAACAGTGGTGGAAAGATTATCTAAAAAGAATCAAAGCCGGGAATGCCCGTGCTTATCATGGGGCATATGTGAGTATTCTTGAGTTCTTTGGCGGGTATGCAATGGCAGAAATCACCCCGGCAATGATTGTGCTGTGGAACCAGAAGCAGGCCGCGCAGGGTAAGGCAGGAAGCACAATCCGGAATGCAAATAGCGTTCTTAACCTCATTTTCAAATACTGGTGCATACAGAGTGATAACACCTATAATCCGGTCGCTTTTGTTGATCTTCCGCGCGGATTAAAAAAAGAAGAACGCAAGCCGCCAACGGAAGAACAAGTGGCAGCTGTAAAAGCTCACCCGGAGGGCTTTGGACTGTGTGCGTGGCTGTTTATGTACACAGGCTGCCGCCTTGGGGAAATTCTGGCATTGCAATGGCAAGATATTGATTTTGAAAGAAACGAAATAAGCATAACAAAAGAAGTCTCCTGGGTTAATTCTCAGCCAACGATACAGACCCCCAAAACAAAAAATGCAATCCGAATCGTTCCGCTATTAGCTCCACTCAAGCAAGAGCTTTTGACCAGAAAACAGAAAGCAGATAATTATTTGCTTGGCGGCGAAGCGCCATTAAAAATGTATGAATACAGGCGGCTATGGCTTGATTATTGTAAAGACCTTGGAATGGTCGAAATAGACTATGCAGCAGAGCAGGGGAGAGAGCGCAAGTATCACAAGGCATACGGCCCAGAGCGTAAGCGTAAACCACCTACAACCCATCTGTATAAGCCGGCAGTAACAGCCCATCAATTCCGGCATGAAATGGCAAGTGCCATGTACGAAGCTGGCATAGGAGAGCTTGAAACGCAAAAGATTTTAGGCCATGCCGACATATCAACGACCCGTAAAATATACACGCATATTAAAGAGCGGCAAATAAAAGAAGCAGAAAAAGTCTTAAATTCTTATTTTGAAAGTAAGGTCGTAGAAAAGTCGTGAAAACAAAAAATATAGCGATTATTCGTCAAAACAAACAGGTTCGATTCCTGTCGCCAGCTCCAAAATATCCCGGCAGTTTTATAACTGCCGGGATATTTTTGTATCAATCCTATATTTTGTAGCACAAAAAGGTAAAAAGTACCCCCGGCACAGGGTCAGCCCTGAGCCGGGGGGCGGTATATTCAGGAAAATGAGATGGACTGAATGGCAAATACGAGAAGCAGATCTTAGGGCAACACCGCACAATTCCCGCCTTACGGCTTAAGCACCGCTTCGGCGGCTGCGGCACGGCATCTGCGTTGCCAAAATGCTCGATAAGACATTCCAGTATTATCTGCGCTTTTGGCTTAGCAGCTGCCGCACCTCGCTCGCCGTATCGGCACTTAGAATTATGCGGTATTGCCTTAGCCCATATTGAGCAAGTTGCTCTTCATAGTTTTCAGCTCTTTTTCCAACTGGTCTTTTTCTTTGGTGTATGCCTGGTAGTCCTGCATCTGC